ATTGCTCCAGGAATTATGATTTATGATAATGTTATAAAAGACTCAGAAACGCTAGTTGATGATATAGAGGAAGGAATGAAGTCTGCAAATATTCAATGGAGTTTGGCAGGTGTTTATTCTGGAAGAAAAGAAAATGGTGATGTGGAACAAACAGATCAAACCAAAAGAGATACAATGAAGATTGGAATTCGTTATTCTGATACCATAGTAAATGATCATACAAATCTAATAGATGCATTTCAAAATAGTTTGTCTAATATTTTTTTAGAAAGTTTTGGTCCATTAGAAAATGATTATAAAAACAATTATGGAATATTTACAACATGGCATGATGTTTATGGTATTTTAAAATACGGAGTTGGTCAAAAATTTGTTAATCATATAGACGATCATCCAGAATATCATAGAAGAATATCTACCCTTTATTACATAAATGACAATTACTCTGGAGGAGAACTGTTTTTCCCAAGATTTAATGTTACTCTAAAACCAAAGGCAAACCAAATGGTTATTTTCCCATCAACTTATGTATATAATCACTCCGTTCTTCCAGTACAAGAAGGAACAAGGTATTCTGTTGTGAGTTGGCTAAGATAATGAAGACTGCTTTAGTTTTTGGTGCAGGGGGGTTTATAGGATCCCACATGGTCAAAAGACTTAAGTCGGAAGGATACTGGGTTCGTGGAGTTGATATAAAAAATCCAGAATTTTCTGAAACAAAAGCAGATGAGTTTATAATTAGAGATCTTTCTGAATATTCTAATATGGAAAAAGTAATTCAATTTAAAGGATATCAGGGAAATTTTTATGTAGACTTGGCACCAAAGTTTATAGATACTTTTGATGAGATATATCAGTTTGCTGCAGATATGGGCGGAGCAGGATATATTTTTACAGGTGAAAATGATGCAAACATAATGGAAAATTCTGCATTGATTAATCTTAACTTATTAAGAGCACAACTAAGATTAAATCAAAAAAATAATGTAAACAAAACAAAAATTTTTTACAGTAGTTCTGCATGCATGTATCCCTCCCATATTCAAGAGTCTACAGATAATCCTGGACTTAAAGAATCAGATGCATACCCAGCAAATCCTGACAGCGAGTACGGATGGGAAAAATTATTTAGCGAGAGACTGTTCTTAGCATTTAACAAAAACTACAATATTCCAGTTGCAGTTGCAAGATATCATAATATCTATGGCCCAGAAGGAACATGGAACGGCGGTAGAGAAAAGGCTCCTGCAGCAATTTGTAGAAAAGTTATTATTGGAACAGACTCTATAGAAATTTGGGGGGATGGAGAGCAAACTCGTTCATTTCTGTATATAGACGAATGCATAGAGGCAACAAGAAGACTAATGAAGTCTGATTTTACTGGTCCAGTCAATATTGGATCCGAAGAAATGGTAACTATAAATGATCTTGTTGACATTGCCTCATCAGTTGAGAGCAAGACTTTAAGTAAAAAGCATGTAGATGGTCCAACTGGTGTTCGTGGCAGAAACTCAAATAACGATCTAGTCAGAGAAAAACTTCAATGGGACTATTCTATATCATTAAAAGATGGTATTACAAAAACATATAATTGGATAAAGACTAAGATATAATTAGTTCATGAGTTTTATCCTCCTATCCCATTGGCATGGCAGGTTTGGCAACAGAATGCATCAATATGCCTACGGAGCAACATATTCTAGGGTAACTGGAACTGAGTTTTTGTTGCCGTCTGATTGGGAAGGAACCAGACTATTTAAAAATCAACACCACAGAGTATTGGAAAACGATAATGTTAGGTTTGAACTTAATCAGAGTTTTCCTGGTGCAAATAATCCAGACAGAATTAAAAATGTACTAGATAATTCTTTTAAAAATATTAAATTAATTAATCCAGAGCAAAGCCCAGAAAATTATTTAAAGTATGATTATCCAGTATATTTTGATAGCGTTTGTGCTTATGGAAACGATATTTATTATCCAATGTTAAAAAATCATTTGCTAGATGTGTTTGAGTTTTCTGATGAAGTAAAAAATACTGAATCTTATAAATATTGGTCAGCGCTTCAAGGAACATATGATTTGGCTCATTTGAGAAGAGACGATATCTCTAATCCAGATTTTAATAAGAATAATGTTCAAGGCTATTCGGTAATTTCTATGAATTCGTATTTAAATGCTTTTAAACAAAGAGGATTTGATCCAGAAAAAATAATTTGGGTGTCTGATGATTATATAAATAAATGGCATAAGGATAGACCAAAATCAGAAAGGTTTGGCTGGTCTTATCCAGTAGGATCAACTTATAAAGAAGATAAAATATTTGATTGGCTTGAAGATTTTTTAAAGATTTATTTTGCTAGAACTGTTTTTCGTGCAAACAGTAGTTTTAGTTGGTGGGCTTGTTTTCTATCCCCAACGGCAAAAATCTACAGTCCAGTAATGGATCGTCAATCTATATATGGAAGAAATGATAAGTTTGAAGAAGTTGATGTCCAGTTCTTTGATGGAAACACACCGCATTGGATGTATAACCATCAAGAACTGAGACAAATTGTTATAAATTAGTTACGTGGAAATTTCTTCATCCACTCTTTAGTTCTTGGAGTAATGCCTTTCCAAGAAGACCAGTCGTCACCACCTTGTGACATATAGTATGCAATTTCTGCATTTTTTACGGGATTGAATAGTTCAGCATTAGAGTCCAAATCAAACCTAGTTCTACGGTCTGGACCCAAGTTATCAATCATATTAATTTGAAAGACCCCATAAGAAGAGTCTCCAGTCTTATGGTTGCCATTAAATGCAAGTGGGCGACCATTAGATTCCTTCTTGGCGATAGCCCAGGCTACAACCAAGTCTTGACCCCTAAAACCAACAAGGTGTAGGAGTTGCTTTAGTTCAATATCTGTAAGAGAAGTTTTATTTTCAAAACTCTCTAATTTTTTAGCCTTAGAAACCAAAAAAACCTCTTTCGAGGTATCTTCTGTCTTCTGAGCCTGTTCAGTACTTAAATTGTTCTTAGTTGTTATTTCTTCAGCATTAGCAGCATTCGATAAAGTCACTACTAAAGCCAATATACTGAGTGTGCTAATGATCTCTTTGTTTCTTTCGATAAATTTAATCATAGTTTCCTCCTTAGAAAACAATAACACCTTGGTAGGTGTTACTACCTAGTATAACACAAAATTATGTCAAAAGTCAACTTGATAGGGTGGTATAATAAAGATTATGCCACAAGGTTCATCTAATTATCCTACTATGAAGTACCCGCTTGCTTCAGATCCCGTTAATGTACACGGAGATTTTAAAGTATTAGTTGATGCTTTGAACAATATTCTTCCACCGCTTGGAATGACAAGTGTTGCTTCTCCTGTAAGAAATGCAAGTTCTTCTCTTACACTACCCGCAGGAACACCAGTGTTTATTTCTGGTAGCATTTCACATGATGGAAAATTAAAACCACTTGTGCAAAGATATAATCCATCAAGTGTTGATCACAATCCAAATTTCCCAATCCTTGGTTTATTGCAAGCAGACATGCTTCCTGCAGGTGCAAATGGTGGAGATGGAATCGCTGTAGTATCTGGAATTATACAAATTAACACAACTGAGTTTGGTCCTGCTGGAACAAAAATTTATATAAACGAAACTGGAAACATTATTGGAGGAAGACCCTCAACTGGACCAGCAAGATATGTTGGCGTAGTTGCAATCCAAGCAACAAAACCAAATGGCGGTATGATTGTTGTTCAGACAAAAGGAAACGGAACATGGGGAGCCCTTAAAGACGGGTTGTCGTGATATAATACAATTATGGCTACCTTCAGAAATCAACCCACAGATTCTTACGCTCTTGGCGCAGCACCACCAGAGGTACGTTGGACGGTAGTTAGAGGAGACTCTGCAGCATTTAGAGTATATGTAACAAATGATGCAAGATAGCCATTATATTTAGAAGACTGGGAAATTAAGATGGATATTTATCGTCCATCAACTGATGATGTAATTGTTACATTATTGCCAGAGCCAATTGAATTTCAAGACACAGAAGGAAGTTTCACGGTAAACCTAACATCTTCACAATCAGAACTTTTAGAGACAGGAGATATCTTTGATATTCAACTCACAGAACTTTTGTCTGAGGGAAGAGTCTGGACGGTAGCCAAAGGTTCTATGGTTATCCTTGAAGATGTTACACAATGATCAATCAAAATTTACTTCCAATAAGTGAACAAGTCTATAATACAACTCACAAAGTAGCACATGCTCAAATAAAAGAGTTAGACAAAAAATATGTCAGAATTAACTATATACAACCAAAAGCAAAAATAGAAGAGGTTTTGCCTTTTCGTGTTCAGTTTATTAATGTTAGCGTGTTTGGGTATTCTAAGAATAATCCACCCCCAATACCGTTGCAAATTATAGGATATAGCAATTATATTTTATAATAAAAAGGAGTTATAATATCACCATGGCCAAGATATCAATACCTAATCTAAAGACAAAGTTTGAGACTGGGGATCGCCCCACGCAGCAAGACTATGAGGACTTAATTGATTCTGCCTCAGCCCGTTCAACCGACCTTGGTTCAATGGGTAATAATGAAAATACAATTTCTGGTATTGAAAATGCCACAGTAATTGATAATTTTGACGCCACAGAATGGCGAATGATTAAATATATTGTTTCTATTGCTAAGACAACAGCAGGGGACAATAAATTCTACGCAACAGAGTTGACCATACTTGTAGACGGTACAAATGTAAACGTCTCTGAGTATGGCACGATAGACAATGATGGGAATATTGGCACCATTAGCGTCTCCAGGGCTGGAAATACAGTATCCTTAACGGTTACTCCAGATCCTGCGATTAAGCCAGTCACAGTTCGTTATGCACGAATTGGACTTAAGGCATAACTAAGGAGATAAAAAAATGGCAACAGTAACAAAAGACTTTAAAGTAAAGAATGGTCTCATTGTCGAAGGCACAACAGCAACAGTAAACAATTTTGACGTTCTTACAAAGAAGACAGACGATCAAAACTATATCGTCAATTTAATTGGTGGAACAGCCACCTCAGAAAACGAAGCAAACAAGGTTGTAAAGCGTGATGCTTCTGGCAACTTTGCAGCGGGAGTAGTAACAGCAGACCTCGTTGGTGATGTAACTGGTAATGCAGATACAGCAACAGCGCTTGAGGCTTCTCGCACAATTGAACTTACTGGTGATGTAACTGGTCAAGTTAATTTTAATGGTACACAAAATGTACAAATTTCTACAACCCTAAATGGTTCATTTGCAACAGATGCAGAAGTTGCTACCGCTAAGGGAGAAGCAATTGCAGACGCAGCAGCAGATGCTACTTCAAAGGCTAACGCAGCACTTGAAGATGCAAATGATTACACAGATGGAGAAATTTCTTCACTTGATGCTTCTCTTAAGTCTTATGCAGATACTGCAGAAGCAGATGCAAAGGCTTACACAGATACTCGTGAGACTGCTATTACAACAGCATATCAATCATATGCAGATACAGCAGAATCAGACGCAAAGGCTTATGCTGATCAAAAGGTTGCAGATCTTGTAGATTCTGCACCAGCACTTCTTGATACACTCAACGAATTGGCTGCAGCAATTGGCGATGACGCCAACTTTGCAGCAAACCTCGCTACTTCAGTAGGAGAAAAGGTTTCTAAGGCTGGCGATACAATGACTGGACTTCTTGTCCTTTCAGCAGATCCATCAGCAAACCTTGGTGCAGCAACAAAGCAATATGTTGATGCAGCAGAGGCAGATGCTAATGCATATGCAGATCAGGCTGAAGTTGACGCAAAAGCATATACAGATACTCGTGAGACAGCAATTACAACTGCTTATCAGTCATACGCTGACACAGCAGAAGCAGATGCTAAGACATATGCAGATGGACTTGCTTCAACAATAAATGGAACTATTGCAGCACTTGATACAGACGATGTAGCAGAAGGTTCAAACCTTTATTACACTGATGCTCGTGCAAAGGCAGAAGCAGCAACGCTTCTTGCAAATGCAACAAAGACAAACATTGTAATCACAAAGGACGGATCAAACAATCTTACAATTACCGCAGAAAACGGTGTTGCAGATTCTACAACAACTGACCTTGTAGAAGGAACAAACCTTTACTTCACAGATGCTCGTGCAGTTTCTGCTCTTGAAGCAGTAACTCCAGATTTCCCTGCAGTAGAGATTGCCTCTGTAGCAAAGCAGGTAGCAGCAGAAGCATCTGTTCCTACTGCAAGCACAAACACAGCAGTTTCATGGGCCAAGGCAAACTATCGTTCTGCCGAATTCCTTGTTAAGATTGCTAACGGATCTCATACAGAGGTTTCAAAAGTTATCTTGACACTTGACACATCAGATAATATCGCAATCACAGAATACGCAATGGTTGGAACAAACGGTGATCTTGGATCAGTTTCAGCAGATGTTTCTGGCAACGATGTTCGTCTTCGTGTCGCAACCCTTAACAACAACTCAACAGTTGCTGTTATCGGAACTCTTTTGAAGTAAAAAAAATAAATAGTTGGAAGAAGGAGCAGTAAATGGCAACAGTCGATAAAGACTTCAAGGTAAAGAATGGATTAGCCGTAACTAACGGCGGTACATTCGGAGGCGCAGTAACAGTAGGGGCACCAACTCTTGCTTCACATGCAGCAACCAAGGAGTATGTAGACTCCCTAACAGGATCTAT